GTTCAAAAGTTTTGAATGGTCATATCATACTGACAGACACCAGTATTACAACGATTTTAGCACCCGAAATGACCTATACGCCTAATTTTATGTAGCCGGATCATCAAAAGCGCTCTGAATTGACAAAACTAAACTGCAAATCGAGCATTTATTCGCGAAAAATTGAATCGAATCAAGCCTTTTTACGGGGTAAATCCAAGCAGGATTTGCTCCGTTTTTGTGTGCGGTAATGTGCAAAAACAGAGCTTTGCGGAGCCAATTTCGAGTGAAAATGACGAGGATCCTATGGTCTCCAAGAAATCGGTTTCGGCACACGGGGTGCCCGGTAAAAAACGACGACTTCGGAGGAGTTTTCAACCCCCTTGCGGGCAAGCTGTTTTCTGTTACGAAACCTATTTCGCGTAACTCGAAGTACGACGTATTCACTATTTACGAACCCAAAGAACGGGAAATATACCGCTTGCCTTACTTTCCCGACCGTATTTTGCACCACGCTATAATGAACGTCTTAGAGCCTATTTGGGTTTCGACCTTCACGGCGGACACTTATAGCTGCATTAAGAACCGGGGGATTCATGCGGCCGCGAAGAAGGTAAAACAGGCCCTACGGGAAGACCCGGAAGGTACTACGTTTTGTTTGAAATTGGATATTCGCAAGTTCTACCCTTCGATTAACCACGACGTGCTAAAATCCATTCTGCGCCGCAAGTTGAAGGATAAAAGGCTACTTCGCCTACTTGACGAAATTATAGATTCGGCGGACGGCGTACCTATCGGAAACTACCTAAGCCAATATTTCGCTAACCTCTATTTAACCTACTTCGACCATTGGATAAAGGAACAGAAGCGGGTAAAGCACTACTTCCGCTACGCGGACGATATTGTAATACTTGCTTCGGATAAATCCTACCTTCATTCCTTAATGGGCGAAATTAGGGCGTATTTGGGGGATTTGAAATTAGAGGTTAAAGGGAATTGGCAAGTTTTCCCCGTAGCGGCTCGCGGTATCGACTTCGTAGGATATGTATTTTTCCACACGCATACCCGAATGCGAAAGGGCATTAAAAAGACTTTTTGCCGGCGGTTGGCGAAGCTGAACAAACGGAAAAGGCCATTATCCGAAAAGGACTTTAAGCAGGCTATTTGCCCTTGGTGGGGTTGGGCGAAGTCTTGCGATAGCAAACACTTGATTAAGAAACTTTCTAAAACATCGAAGTATGAAATCAAATTCAAACGATAGACCGCCCATTTTGCAGGACTTGGGCAACGGCAGTTGGCATTACAACTACAATATTACCGAAGTGGAAGTAACGCCGGAACCTATGGCCGAAGCAGAAGGCGACCAGGTACCGGCCGCAAGGAAGGCGTACGATTACGACACGGTGGAAGTATGGGGCCGGCCGGATTACGACAAATGCGTAAAGGCCGTTTTGCGTTCCCGCCGGGACGAAACCGAAGAATTTAGCCTTATCAATAAGTACAACGCTTTCGTACTTGGGCTATCGACGGACAAAGCGGACAAAACCGAATACGAAAATTACCTTAAAGAAGTGCTTGCGGTTAAAGCAATGGTTCGGGCCGACCTTGCCGCCGCCGGTATCGACGTAGGGGCAGCGGGAATTTAAGCTATGGAAAATATCTTACAGACCTTCGGGCCGCAACTTATTATTATAGCTTGCGTTTACGCGCTTGTTTTGTTCGTGGTCTTCCTTGACCTTTGGGCCGGGATTCGAAAGGCCAAACAACGGGGGGAATATCGGTCTTCGTACGGATTGCGTAAGACAGTAGACAAAATAAGCCGGTATTTCAATATGATACTCGTAATTACATCTATCGACGTGGTGCAAATGTTGGCTATTACGCAGCTAAATCCGCAGACGAACCACACTTTACCGGTATTGCCGTTTTTTACGTTTATCGGGGCTATGTTCGTGGGATTTATCGAATTAAAGAGTATCTACGAGAATAGCGAAGCCAAGGAGCGGGCCAAAATCGGGGATGCGGCTAAAATCCTTTCGCAAATCATCCAGCATAAGGACGAACAGGAGATTATAGCCGGGGTTATCGAGTATCTAAAAAAGGAAAAAGAGAAAGGGGGCGACAATGAAACTAACGCTTAAACGGCGATACTTCGCCGAAACCTATACTATCGGTACGCTGTTTATTGACGGGGTGCGTTTTTGCGATACCTTGGAAGACAAGAACCGGGACGACAACCGAAACGGCAAATTTGACAATGGGGAACAGAAGGTAAAGAACGAAACGGCTATACCGTTCGGAACCTACGAAATAACCGTAAACCGTTCGCCGCGCTTCGGGCGCGACCTTCCTCGCCTTTTGAACGTACCGCATTTCGACGGCATTCTAATTCATCGTGGCAATACCGGTAAGGACACTTCCGGCTGTATTTTGGTCGGAGAAAACAAGGTAAAGGGGCGGGTTATCAATTCCACGCCTTACGAACTTGAACTTACAAAGCGGTGTAAGGCCGCAATAGCCCGGAAAGAAAAAATCACTATCGAAATCGTATGAAAACAAGAACCTTTATAGCTATTCTTTGGGGGATTGCGGCCGTTTCTTTTATCGGGTGTTCCACGCCGCGAAAGTTGGCCGGCAGCACGAAGGAAACGGCTAAGACCGAAGAAAAGCGGAACGAAACGACGGCGGCCGAATTTCGCCGGACGGTAGACAATACGAAAACCGAAGGCGTAGAAGTAACCTATACGAAAATCGAGTTTTTCCCGCCGAAACCCGATACCCGGCAGGCAAAGCCGGACACTATGCAGGCGGGCGGCCCGTCTAATCCGGTTGCAGACACGCCCAAGAACCGGCCGAAGGAACCGAAAGAGAAGCAGCCGCCCGATACCGGAAGGCAGGGAGCTATTAAGAGTATCGAAACCTTCACGGTAAAACAGAAGGCCGAAGCTACCGGGGTAACGCAGGAAGAACAGAAGACGGAAACGACCAAAACGGAAGAAGTGAACACGGACACCGATAAGGAAACCGATATTACCGAGAAGCCGGCGGCCGACCCGTACAGGTGGCGTTACATTTTCGGGATTTTGGTACTATTGGCGGTTGCCTTTTTCTTTCTTCGGAAGACGAAGGTATTTACGGCTGTAGCCGCCTTCTTCCGCAAATTGTTTTAGCGGAGATAAAAGGAAAGCACCCAAAAGGGCCTTAAAAATGGGTTCCTTTTTGGGTGCCTTGCGTGTAAAACCTTAATAGTTAAGGTTGTCTGCGGAGAGAGAGGGACCGCGCCCTCCGCACGGTCCCTCTCTCCGCCGGCCTGCGGCCGGATTATTTCCCTTCGTCGCCGCTGCGGATCTCCTTGCGGCGGATCTTGCCGCTGATGGTCTTGGGCAGCGACTCCACGAACTCGATCACGCGCGGGTATTTATAAGGAGCCGTGATGCGCTTCACATGGTCCTGCAACTCCCTGACGAGCGCCTCCCCGGCCTGCCCGCGGTAGGCCTCGGCGAGCACGATCGTCGCCTTGACGACCTGGCCGCGAATCTCGTCGGGAACGCCCGTAATGGCGCACTCCACCACCGCCGGGTGGGTCATCAGGGCGCTCTCCACCTCGAACGGACCGATGCGGTAGCCCGAACTCTTGATCACGTCGTCGGCACGCCCCACGAACCAGTAGTAGCCGTCCTCGTCGCGCCACGCCACGTCGCCCGTATAATACACCCCGTCGTGCCACGCCTCGCGGGTCAGCTCATCGTTCAGGTAGTAACCCTTGAACAGACCGAGCGGCTTGCCCCCGTCGGTGCGGATCACGATCTGCCCCTGCTCGCCGTCCTCGGCCGAACGGCCGTCGGGGGTCACCAGGTCGATCCGGTACTGGGGATTGGGCACGCCCATGCTCCCGGGTTTGGACTTCATCCACGGGAACGTGGCCAGCGTCAGCGTCGTCTCGGTCTGCCCGAAGCCCTCCATCAGGCGGATGCCCGTCAGACGCAGGAAGGTGTCGTACACGGCTCCGTTCAGCGCCTCGCCCGCCGTGGTGCAGTACTCCAGCGACGAGAGGTCGTATTTGGTGAGATCCTCGCGAATCAGGAAGCGGTAGACCGTCGGAGGCGCGCACAGCGACGTGATGCGGTACTGCTCGATCTTG